TTGAGATAACAAGATACTGTATAAATTTTATCATTTCCTTACTTGGAGGTGGGTTATTGTACTTTTTTTGCCATCCCGGACGTACATGTTTTGTGATAAGTGTTCGCACATAATCCTTATTAACGTTAAGCGATTCTGCAATTTGCTTTATTGACATTTTGCCGTAATTAGCCACAACAAAATCAATCCGTTTTTGTGATTTAAGCGACTTTCCTCTGCCTATTATGTATCGCCTTCCTTTGTCATTGTTGCGTGACAACTCACCTTCTTACAGGTTAAATTGTCTGTTTGCATCTACTATCATTATCGCTCTGCCTAATATCTCCGCTATTTGCGGGACGATAGCGTTTCCAAGTGCTTTTAATTTATTCACCCTTTCGGATATTCCGCTTGCTACTCTGGGGACATCCGGTTCTCTGCTCCAATATCCAGCCAATCCAGAGGATAGCCCATTAACCAACTCACCCACATTGGGTTCAATGCCCCACCAGGATATTGCGTTTTGTCGGAATACATCTTTATAATTCCGCTTTTCCCGTCCGAAGCTTTCGGTGTGAGCAACATCATGGTCTTGACCGGTGCTCCATATTTCACTTGTTCCGCTAGGTTCCCAGGTGGGACGGTCGTCCTGCCAACTGTCTCCCTGTATTTTTTCCTCCGGACTAATGATTCCCGGCTTCTTTCTCCAATTACCGTCGCGCTGGGAGTGAGCCAGAATCCAAACCCTGTCTCTTCTGTGCGGGGCATTGACGGCACAAGCTGGAATAATAAATGTTTGCGTTTCGTAACCTTGCCTTTCCAGGTCAAATAACACATTGTCGAGTTCCATATTGACGATTCCAGCAACATTTTCGCCAACAACCCAACGGGGCTTGAGTTCTGATATAATTCTAAGCATCTCAGGCCAGAGGTAACGGTCATCGTCCGTGCCTCTGCGCTTCCCGGCGCAACTGAAAGGTTGGCAAGGGAACCCTCCGCAAACAAGGTCAATTGTTGAAAAGGATTCACTATTGATCACCCCCATTTTAATAAGCATTTCTTTGTCTAACGAGTGAATGTCTGTAATTATCGGGACATTAGGCCAATGTTTGTTTAATATTTTTTGACAATATTTATCTATTTCGCAAAATGCTACGGTTTCCATTCCTGCTCTAGTTAGTCCTAGGCTAAAACCACCTATACCACTAAATAAGTCTAATACTCTAAAAGCGAACATTCTCGTTTATACTCCCCGCACAATAATCAATACACTAAGAGGCGCAAATAAACTGCCAACTTTCATTCAAGTTTCACGCCCTTCGGTCAATGCAACAACTTATTTTCATTGACAAACCGGGGACATTTTTTCACCTTGCCGATTATTTCAACTGCTCCGTTGTATATACGTTTTTCATACTCTATTTTAGCTCCGGGAACGGGTTTTCCAGGCCAGATGCAATCGTTCCAGACGCTTGACTTTGTACAATCCCAGCAGATAGATTCGTCTTTTAATCTATATGGCTTGTACTTAATTTTAATATTCAGCTTATTAGCTATCATTCTGACAGTTGGCGCTGAAATGCCTAACTTTTTAGCCTTTTCTTTCATTGTCAGCGTATTGTCAGTCAAAACTCCGGGAGCTCGTTTTACTGCGATGGCTATTCTTTCACTTTTTTTTGTTGACGCACCCATTGTTAATTACTCCTTTCTCTCTCCCTGGCTTCATAATTGCGTTTTAAGGCGGGTGTGAATTCGTCAATGCCTAATCATATTACCATACATAATATCTATCGAGGAATCTTAACCTGGAAAGTCTGATGGCATTTTAACAACTTCCATTACCCCTGTTTTTTCAATTTCAACTAACCAACTCATAAAATTTGAATAACGTCGATAACTGCCTGCGGCTTATCTGAGTACCACTTCCTAACTGACAACTCAACTATCTGACTATCGTCTACCCAGATTACCCCGTTCATTCCGTCGCAACAACTTTTCACATAATTATCAACGTCCGGCCTTCCTGTCGGTCTTTTAATTCCGGCCATTGCCGCTGCTTTTTTATTTTTACTCCAAGATACGGGGATACTTTTATAAATATCAATTTCAACTTTTAACGGACCTTCAAGCAGTGTTTCAGGCTGTTTTTCCTTTGCGGCAAGCCATACAAGCGTTTTAAAGTCCCTGCTTTTCTGCGGGTCATACACATGGCCTGTCCGTGTCGTTCTTGGCCTTCCTTGCGCAACCGGTTCGCCTGGTATGGTAATAGTTATCATTCGCAGTCCTCCGTGTCCGAATCAAGATCGTTATTGCAATCGGCTCTGCAAAAACATTGTTTTGGTTTCCAGCGGCTATTATTATTTTCCCAGCACTCAATTACATTATCTTCGTCAATGGTGCAATCAGCGTGTTTCTCACCGCAGTTAATGCAGCTTTTCATACTGTTCACGTTTTTTTCCAGTTCCAGCGCCTTTTCTATCCAATACTTAATAATATCCCTGTACTTTTCTCCGCTAGGGTTAATTAACAGCCTTGTATGGTCAGTCGCCCATTTCAAATCAGATTCAGCGTTTCTCATGTTATTCGCTACCTTCCTTTTCTCTTGTTTTTTTATCTATAAGTCAGTTCTTTGATACGTCCGTTGGAAAAACGAATAGTTATAAAAAGTGGATAACATTCCCCTGGAGCATACTCAACTCTAATGATACTTGTTGGCTTTACATGGCTTTTCTCACAGTTTTCAACCTTTTCTTTATTGTGAGATGTGAGATCGCATACTTCGCAGATATATTCAATCCTTTTTTTTATTTCCTCTATCCACCTCCTAAAACAAACTTAACTGATCGCTTTCTATTTTTGGAGCATCCGGCACATTTTTTACCAACGCTATTCTAAACAGCCGTTCCGCTTCTTTCGCTCCTTCTTCCGTTGCTCCGCAAAGCAAAGACATTGCAAACAACCATATCAATTTTTCGCGATATTGAAGTAACTGCTTATCTCGTATCTGATTCCATTCCTCTAGGATCATTGTTCCCTGTTCCAATTTCATCCGTTCCGTTCCATCAGCTTTTTTTGTAATGGTTAAAATGGCTCCCATTTCTTTTAACCATTTGAGCAAGGGGTACAGTGGCCGGAGCGGATCATATTCCTTATTTGTTCCATCCGCTCCCGGATAGTTCAGGTAAAAACAATTTGACAAGACATTTCCCCAAAGTAGTTCTTGTTTGTTATCTTCCATTTTTTTCCTCCGTTTTTATTTTTTCGTTTTGGCCTTGTCACTGTCATGTGTGGGGTAGGGGGGACCTCGCCCTCTAACGAGGTCCCCTACCGTACCCACACGTGACGTTGCGCAGCGACGTGCGGAAATATTATACGTAGTATAAGGTAACTTCCGTCGTGGAAGTGACCTGTTTTTTAAGGTAACTTCCGTTACGGAAGTGACCTTGTTTTAAGGTAACTTCCGTCATGGAAGTTTTTACGGAAGTGACCTTGTTTTAAGGTAACTTCCGTCATTACGGAAGTGACCTTATTTTAAGGTGCTTTCCGTTTATTCGTCGTTTATTTTTATGATGATGTTGTCCCTGTTTTTGTCGATCATGTATCCTCCATGAGCCCTTATTCTGTCCCCGACTGCCCGCTCAGAAATTCCAAGATATTTCGCTATATCCTTTTTTGTGGGTGCTTGTCCGTCGTATGATGTACAGTTAATAACTGCATTTTCAAGTTCTATTTTTTTATTGTTTCTGGTTCTGCCGGCAAGTATTTTCCGTCTTTCTATGCCTCTTACCCACGGTGCCTTGTCCCCTTCGGCCTCCTGGTTCTTGAGTATCCCGATATTGTCAACCTCATGTATCGGATAGTTAAACCACAGATCAACCGGCTTGAACTTTGGAAACTCTCTAAGCGTCCCGTCTATCCTCCAGGCTGTTCGCTGCTGTATAAACTGCCGGGCCGCATATACCTCCTTGAGCATCTCCTGATACTTGTCAATCCCAAGCAGCCGTTCGCAGTCAGGCAGCAATTCCCTTTCATTGCAAGTGGCATCCTGGCTGATTTTGTCTTCCCACTGCGGATAATGCTTCTTTAACCAGTCCATACAGACCGCACAGACAGCCTTATTTTCTTCCTGCTTAAGAAGGTCGTCAGTCAGATCAAGCTCGATCAAATCAAGCAGAACATCGGGGTCACGGGCGAATACACCGCTGCCGCTTGCCCTGTCCATAGACCGCTTTTGACCCTGCATGCCTTTGCTGTGGTGATGACAATAGATTACTGCCGCCCCAAGTTCCGTACATACCCGATCAAATTCATTGCAAAACCTTGCCATTTGATCGGCGCTGTTTTCGTCTCCGGTTATAACCTTGTAAATCGGATCTATGATAATGGCGATATAGTTCTTTTTTTGCGCCCTTCTAATTAACTTAGGCGCCAGTTTATCCATTGGTACCGCTTTCCCCCGGAGATTCCAGATATCAATATTGTCCAGGTTCTTAGCCGGCCAGTTTAATGTCTGGTAAGTGTCCTTAAAGCGATGCAAACAACTGGCTCTGTCCAACTCTAAATTAACGTACATCACCTTACCCTGAGAACAGTCCCAGGCAAACCATTTCCTGCCTTCGGCAATAGCGCAGCAGAGTTGGATAAGGGCATAGCTTTTACCGGCTTTACTTGGACCGGCCAAAAGCATCTTATGTCCCTGTCTCAGAACTCCGTCAATCAGCGCCGGAGACAAATCCGGAAGGTTGTCCCACACACTGGCCATACTTTCAGGCTCCGGCAAATCATCGTTGACACCCTCAATCCACTCTTGCCATTCCTGCCATGATTCCTTTCCTATATTAGTGTCTATAAGAAATTGCTTCTTGCCGTTTCTCATCACTCCTGGCATCCTACTCAGTCTGGACGGGTTCCGGTTCTGGTTATCAACCTTTAGCCCGTTCTTTTTGCAGACGTTATATAAGTAGTCAACCCTTTTCCTATACTCGTCATAATTCCCAGCCTCGACACGCACAATAGCATGTAATGACTTTTTTCCGGAGTGGACAAGACAAGCAACCGGAAGCTCCAATTCCCTAATAATAGCGTTCTGCTTATCTATTTCCATATCGTCAGATTCAACCAGTGCATATCTAAAGTCAGTTACGTTTTCATTCCTAATTCCTGTGCCGTCAAAAGGGTTAAATCTAATCCATGCGCCAACCTCCGGCTTGTAGTCTCCCAGTACCTTACCAATATCTCCGTCGCATTGGTTTAATTGCTGGATTAACTGTCCTGCGGTCCTGTCCCAACAACCTTTCGATGGCAGAAACTTTCCGTCTTTCTCCCAGCTGTCGCAGACATAGCCAACGTTCTCCCCTGCTTCAAACAATATTTCCAGGTACTTGGTTAGGTGCTCTACAGGGTTCCAGTTATCAGGCTCGATAATTTCCCTGCCTTCAACCCAGTTCTTATCAACAATTACAAGCTCATCCTTATCACCGATTACAGCGTCCCATTCAAGTTCGTAACCCTGATCGGATTCTTTTCTTTCCGGTACCCATCCCTGGTTCTTTGCAAGAGCTACCAGCGTTCCAGCTGTTACCGGATTAGTTGATCCGTGAAAACTGCTCCATTTATGAAAACATTCGCCAGGATGGTACCGCCTGGGATCTCGCTTCGACCAGGCATCCCAGTCAGAAGCGGTAAACCCTGCATCCTTCAGGCACATTCCCACGCTTGTCCACTCTGTGTAATCAAGCCGGCAAGGATCTATATGGTTTAATAAGTCTAATTCGGTTAGTTGTTGCATTAGAAAATCTCCTTACCATCTGCAAATTGAGCACGGCTCATCGTCCATTTCCGGCCACAGTTTAAGTTGGTTTTCGTCTGCTTCACGCAGTGCTTTCAAAGAAAAATCATACCTCCAACGATAACAGCCCCTTGCAAAGCTCTCTTCTTCCCATGCCTCTGCAATTGAATATAAATGAGGGTGCTCTTTAAGCATATTCAACCAGTCATGTTTTCGCTGAAACGGACAACAAAAGCATGAAACACTGCTGCGCCACTTATATGCGGGACTTAATAAACCGTGCTTTTCACATAGAGCCTTAACATCTTCTTTGCCCATCCCTGCATCAACCAAGGAATATTCCAAATGCTGATTCTTCCTATTGCCTTTTTCCCTTATCCTTTGAGGCTCGTCTGCCCTTATGCCATTACAGACTATGCAATCGCCAATTTTATCGAAAAACTTGTCCATCGGTTTTAGCTTTAAGTCTCCCGTGCACCAACGCACGGAAGGCCCAGGTAGCATATAACCGCGCCTTTGCAACCACAGATAAAAACTTCCGTTGCTCACAACATGCATCTTCTTCCCGACGTACCGTTCTATCTTTGGCAATAGCCAGTATGTTTCCGGCAACTCTGCTCCGGTATCGGCAAACACCATCTCGAAGTCTTCTCCCCTCTCCCACAGGAGAAGAGCTAGAGCTGTACTATCTGCACCAGAAGATAAACACACATATTTATTCATTTCCTACCTCCTTTGCAGGATATTAGTCTCCCGTCAAAGCTGATATCCTGCTATAAATTAAGCCCTATTACACCAGTTGTTTCGGCAACAACATTTATAAACTTTCTGGCCAGTCCTCATAAGTCGTTGCAGCCGGCCTATATTCACCCGGAATAATATCCCTGGGCACACGCCAGCTGTTTCCTGCTATCCTATCAATCAAATGTTTGGCTGATTCAAATTCCCAGGTGCCCACATGCTGAAAACCTTTACCTTCAAGAAATCGGATCTGTTTAGGGGTTGTAAGTCCTTCCATTCGCCTTATCTGTAGACGGTCTAATATTTTTTGAGCTTTCCCTGCGTTTTCTATTTCGTCCGGAAATATTCCGGCTCTTTCTAACGCTTCAATTTGTTTTTGACTTGGCGGGCCCATCTCCCATCCGAAAGCAGCTGTATAGTTGGCCAAATCCTCCGCCTGGATGCTCATTTCGAATTGCAGGGGGTCAACCAGTTTCCTTTTCCGGTGCTTCATTTCTGCTAGCACCTTGGCTAATGCTTCTTCTCTGGCGGCTACAACATCGTCCTTCGCCTTTGTTTCCGCTTCCTCAATATCTAACGGGTAGCCGGCAGCCTCAATGTTTTCTGTCATCTTCTTAGCCACCTCCGGAGATTCGCAGATAAGATGTGCCGGATGACACAATTCGTGCCGGTTTATGTGCCAAAGAAAATCAAGTAGTAGTAAGTGGTCTTTGTCAGGTGCTATGCGACAGCCTCTTCCAACCATCTGAGCGTAGAGACTTCGAATCTTAGTTGGCCTGAGAACAATGATACAGTCCACGCTTGGACAGTCCCAGCCCTCAACGTAGAGCATGGCATTGCAAATTACGTTATAACGTCCATTTTCAAAATCTTTTTGTACGGAATTACGATTATCTGATTGACCGTTTACTTCTACTGCATGAAAACCTCTGCTTTCTAAAATATCCCTAAATTTCTGACTGGTCTTTATTAAAGGAAGGAATATAACAGTCTTTCTGCCCATACAGTATTTGACCATCTCATCCGCTATCTGATACAGGTACGGATCAAGGGCGGTACCTAGGTCAGCCGCTTTATAATCTCCGGCCTGAATACCAACTCCGGTCAAATCTAATTTTAGTGGAATTGTTTGCGCTTTAATTTTGCACAAGTACCCGTCCTTGATTGCTTTTGGCAAGGAATATTCATAGGCTAGGGATTCGAAATACTTGCCTAAGTTCCGCTTGTCTCCGCGATCAGGAGAAGCGGTTACCCCTAATACTTTAGCGTTATTAAAATGTCCTAATATTTTTTGATAACTATCGGCTAAACAACGATGCGCTTCATCTACGATAATTTTTCCAAAGTAATTTTTAGGGAACTGTGATAGCCGGTTATCCCGCATCAAGGACTGAACTGAACCGACAACAACCCTATACCAACTGCCTAGGCATGAATCTTCCGCTTTCTCGACTGCGCATTTAAGCCCTGTTGATTTACTTAATTTGTCTGCGGCCTGGTCCAGCAGTTCTCCCCGGTGAGCGAGAATTAAAACCCGCTCACCGTTTCTAACGCATTCCTCAGCCAGCTTTGAAAAAACAATCGTTTTCCCAGTTCCTGTCGGAAGAACCAGTAAAGTTTTCCGTATGCCCTTTTCCCACTCGCTAATGATGGCGTTCTTCGCTGATTGTTGATATGGCCTTAATTCCATGTTTAAAACTTCCCTGCCTCAAATTTTGTCGCTTGCTTTACTTCTATCGTTGCAGTTTCCGGCTCGTAAAATTTTATTATCTGGTTAAATTTCAATTCTTCGCCCTTATCGTTTTTCCATTTCCGAACGCCAATCTTGCATTTGCCTGTGGAGCCGACAACCTTATTCCAGTTCATTGTCACACGTTCTCCGTGCTTGCGCTGGCCTATACCTACGAAAAACGCACACAGTATTCCTTCGGTTTTAGTATGCAAGAACAAATTATGTTTAATCGTAGTCTGTCCTGTTTCGCCCTTCACCTTGATATGCATAACAGCTTTGTTGCAGGGTGGCAGCTTGTCGCTTCCAGGGTGTCTGCTCCGCTCAAACTCGACAACTTCAAAATCATAATCACCCTCTGGCAGTACCTCAAAATCCGGACTGTCGTTTCCTATCTCCTCTTCCCAACCTAATTCACGTTCGTTGTTATCCATAATTTTTCTCCCTTCTTAAATTAAAATGGATCGTCTTTCTTGATTTCCTCAATCAGTTGGTATACCTGCGCCCAGGCGCCTACCAGAACACCGGACACAAATCCGGGGTCATAATTCTCAATCGGGGTGTCCTGCGGGTAATACCCTTTGCTGGCGACTGCTCGTTGAACATCAAAGGTAGTCACATTATTAGCTGCCATTAAATCAGCTAACGGCTTAGGTATGTCAGGAAAATTATTCACTGCAATCGTTTCATCTTTGGCCGGTTTTTTTTCAATAATTATAGGAATCGTTTCATCTTTGGCCGGTTTTATTTCATATGTAACCGGTTTTGGTTTTTGCTCCGGTTGTTTTGTTAATTCATAAACAACTTCTTGACGCTCGATACAGTGCTTTATCTGCTCATAATCAAAGTCAAGCTCCGGCTGTAGACCGTGTCGGTTTTTTGCATCCCACCATGGTGTGTGGCTTGTATACATTACCCTTTTGCCGCCCTGGGCCTTATTCTTACCTTTCTGTGCGCCTTGGTTGTCCACGTTCACAACATAAACCTTATAATTAGCAAGGAGTAAAATATCTGACCATTCCTTTAAGAGTTGCATAGTCTTTTTTTCTAGCTTTAGCTGCCAGTGATCGAATCCGCCTATTTCTTCTGGCTGCTCGATTTTCTTAATTTCTGCATGAGCGGTAACAACTACGGTAATTCCGATTTCGATAATCTCCTGAAGCTTATTTAAGAATCTACCAAACTCTTCTTCAAGATAGACGTATCCTTTTCCGTATCCCCAATCCTCAATGCCCTTCATCCCACCAACTGAACAAATATGTTCAATGCAAAGCCTTTCAGCCCAGTCTGCCGTATCAACTACCAGCGTTTTACATACTGTTGGATTCTTCTTTATATACTCAATTTGAGATAAAAGCATTGTCCATGATGAAGGTCTGGGAAATCTTGCAACATCTAATTCAACGGTACTGTCTTCGGTATCAATAAATAAAGGATCTGGAAATTTTGACGCAAAAGTTGATTTTCCCACGCCCTCAGGACCATAAATTACAACCTTTTGCGGTTTACTTATCTTGCCTCTGGTAATCTGCATGATTAAAACTGTCCCGCCTTCCATTGTGGTTTTTCCTGCTCCTGTGGTTCTTCCGCTCCTACCACACACCCATCCTGGATTATGATGCTACATTCATCACCCGTGCTCACCCTGGTAGCGATAACCTGCAATCCTTCCTGCTCCAACCATTGCCCAAACTCGTTCAGGGTGTCAACATCCATGGCCTCCAACTTATCCATCAATACAAACCCACATTTCGGGTTCAGCTTGCGGATAATTGCTACACTAACTTTGAGTTGGTCAGAACTACTCATGTTGTCCCACTTGTGGCCGTTGTACGTCAGTTCACCGTCAGCAACCGACAGCCCCGGAAGTGGCAAGGGGGAATTGTTCAGCAGGTCTAACTTATCCTGTCTGATTCTATTCAGTTCTGCGGTCAGGTCATTGTATTGGTTGGTATAGTCCTTTGCGTCCTCTTCAGCCTTTTCCTTGTCCAGATTGGCCCGAACCTTTATATTGATCTGCTCCACCTGGGCGATGTTATTTTCCAGTTCTTCCGTTGATTCATCCTGCAAGTCAATGGCTGATTCATAAGCAATAGCCAGATCATTTAATAATTGTGTTTCTTCAGTTTTTAGATTGGTCAACTGTTCTTGGAGTATTTTAATCTTGTCTTCGATTTGCTTTTCTTTGTCTTCAAGTTGTTTCACTTGCAACCGCTTCCGCTGGTTCTCCCCGTTCTTTGCCAGTATGTCCTGCTGCTGCTTGATCAGGTCTATAGCTGATATAGGTTCTTTTGGAACGTTAGGGTAATATGTCTGCTCATCGGAAAATTTCTTTTTCTGGTCTGCAATCTGGCCTATAGTATGCCTCCGGTTGTAAATCTCCTGTTCCTGCCGTTCCAGCTCAAAGAGCTTGTCCCCTACACCGATAATTTTCAGCAGGTAGTTCGCCTTCTCCTTATTGCTAGCCTGTATGAACTTCGGCAGATTCAGCGACAGCTCCTCAACAAACTCATTCAGCAGCTGCTGCCCGCCCTTTTTGCCGGTCGGGTCGATAACCTTCAGGTCGCTGTTCTTGCCTTTCCGCTCCACTATTAGACCGTTTGACATAACAATATGCAGGGAAGGTGGTATTACGGATCCGTCCCGATATGGGTTGGACGGCTTGAAGCTATTTCCTCCCAGCGCCCAAACAATAGCGTCTAGTACACTGGTCTTACCTTGCCGATTTTTGCCGCCGATAATGGTTAAGCCGTTGGCTGTCGGTTCAATCCGTACAGCCTTCACTCGTTTCACGTTCTCGATTTCCAGCTTGTTTATTTTGACTGGTTCGTTCATTCTTTCGCTCCTTCCGTATCTCCTTAGTTAACAAAAACCCCTGTCATTGTTTCAACCATCGCCTCTAACTTGCATACTTCCTCCTGACTGAGCGTTTTCAG